CCTTATTCCGGGCGTATAAGGCAGGAGATTTTGAACGATGCTATCGCTGCAGCTTCTGCTCCACGCGTATTGTCGTTCTTTAAAGGGTTCCTCGCTGAGGAACAAGCCTTGGGCCACTCGCAGCCAGTGCCCGCTTCCCAGCCGGCAGCGCCGCCTCGGGAGCCGGCAGTCTCTCTGGCTTCATTAGCGGCTCCTGGTAGGGCTCGGCCGGCCGGAGGTGGCGATACCTCGCTGCCGACTGACAAGCCCTTTTACACGCGCGCCCAGATTAAGCAGAACTACCGAGATCACCAGCAAGGTCGTTGGGTCGGTAGGGAAGCCGAATGGAATCGGTTGGAACGCGACATGATCGCGGCACCGCTTGAAGGGCGCGTCCGGTAAACCGGGGGCTGCCGCTTTAGGAGATTGGTAGCTCCCTGACCCAGGAGCTATCAAAATGACTGTCCCGAGTGCAGGTTTTCCTGGCGCAACGTCAGGCTCAACTCCTCCGCTTACTCCCGTCGGCTCGACTTCTAACAATCTTCAATCGACCGGATTTATTCCGGAGATTTGGAGTGCGAAGCTGGTTGAGAAGTTCTATGCCAGCACAGTGCTTGCTGCGATCTCGAATACTGATTACGAAGGTGAGATCCAGAACCACGGCGATCGTGTAAAAATTCGCACGAAGCCCACCATTACCATAAGAAACTACTTAGCTGACGGTTTGCTTGGTCTCGATCGGCCGACCGGTGGAAGCGTGGAATTGTACATTGGCGCTGGCAAGTACTTTTCGCTCATCATCGATGATGTGATGGAAGTGCAGTCGGATCTCAACGTTCTGAGCATGTGGAGCGATGACGCCGCCCAGCAGCTTAAAATTTCGGTCGATCAGGATGTGCTCGATGGTATCTGGAATCAGTGCGCTTCGGTTAATCGTGGCGCGACGGCTGGGTTTGTTTCTGGCAACTTGAATCTTGGTATCAAAGGCACGCCGGTCACTGTGGTGGCCACAGGTGCAACAACGGGTCAGTCTAACCTTATTGATCTGCTGTTGCGCATGGGCCAAGTACTTGATGAGCAAAATATTCCTGAGATCGGCAGGTGGGCGGTGATGCCATCCTGGGCCGGACGTCTCATCAAGCAGTCCGAGCTCCGTCAGGCGTATCTGTCTGGCGACCCGGTGTCGATGCTGCGTAACGGCCGGTTGGGCATGGTGGATCGGTTCACGTTATACGTGAGCAATCTGCTGCCAACCAATGCTTCAAACTCGACCAATTTCGCAGCTGGTGAATATCCGATCTATGCCGGTCATGCTCATGGGCTGACGTTTGCCTCGCAAATCTCAAAAGTTGAGACTCTGCGGAGTGAGTTGACCTTCGGTCAGATTTTGAGAGGGTTGCAAGTCTATGGCTACCAAGTGGTTGATGGTAAGGCGTTGACACAGGCTTCCGTCATCGCGGGTTAACAATTTACTAAGATTCTCGTGCTAGGCTCGCTCCCAAAGAAGCGAGCCTAGCCAATGCCCACATCTCCTTCATATTTCGGCAATTATTCGGATAAAGACCAACCGACGCTGAACAGTGTCGTTGATTACATTGCTGACGCTCGTACTCTACTGCAGGATGAGATCTCACCGTATCGTTATGACGATCCTTCGCTGCTGGTGGCGCTGAATATCACCTTACTGGAAGCGCGTCGCCTGCGTGGCGATCTGTTTCTGTTCAATTTTAAAGTCAGAGGTCAAACCCAGGCGTTCACGGTCGTGGACGATACCTATGTTGAGATGGAACCGCAGTTTCGCTTGGCGATCCTGCATGGCTTGTGCGGTCACGCCATGGAGCGTGATCAGGAAGATTATCAAGACGTCCGGGCGACGACTTTCATGGCGATGTTCAGTACCGGGCTGATTGGCCGGGCTTTGCCTGGAATTGCTGGCGGATCAGGGCCGGGCGGTGGTCGATGAGCACACAAGAGGATTGCGATCTCTATCTGGCGCAGTTGTTGGCGCAAGTTGGCAGTATTCTGACTGGTGCATCTGATGCCAGTGTAAAAGCGCAGTTCTTCGATGTATTGCGCGAATTTTTTGATAACTCGAATGCTTGGTTGGAGACCATCAATTTCGTTGTCGTTTCGAATTCGCTTGATTATCCGTTGACACCGATCAGCGGTCGCATTCTGCGTTTGGCTGGTGTGGTGGACCAAAACAATGTTCAACAGAATGCTGTTATGGCGATTCCTGGCATCGTGCATTTTTTATATCCCTACACTAACACTCAGCCGATGACGGCGATGGTTGTCAAAAATGTCGACAAGCCATTGGAGTGCTTTCCGCCAGATTTCCCGGATTGGTTTTTACCGGCTTATGGGCTCGGGGTGCAGGATGGCATCCTTGGCAAGATGATGGCGCAGCCGGGCAATAGTTGGTCGGATCGCGCGACGGCGATGTACCATCTACAGCGGTTTCGCGACTCCATGATGCATGCGCGGGTGGCAACGCGCCTGGCTAATAAGGTCGGTGGCCAGGCTTGGGCTTATCCACAGCAATACCGCACCACTAGCCAGCGTGGCGGCGTTAGCACGTTCAACGTTAATCCGGCACCGACGCCTTTGAGGTAGGCCATGACCGAGTGTGTACGCTGCGGGTGTAATGGTCACAGCGTCACCTCGGCGCATGTCGACTTGTCGATCGATAACAATGGTACGTGGATGGATGCATTTCAGTTCGGTACGCCAGGTGATACGACCTGGACGCTGACGGGACAGAAATTCGAAATGGATGTGCAGCTCAATTATTATGATGCGACGCCAAAATTATCGCTGACATCGACTGCTGGTAAAATTGTCATTGATGATGTCATTCAACGTGTCATTCATCTCAATGTTGATCCGGCAACACTTCAGGGGGCGTTGCAGCCTGGCACGTATGTTTATGACCTAGTGATGCTAGATGCGAGCGTCCCTCCGGTGCGGGTGCCATTGATGCATGGCGATGTCTGTGTTTCGCAAGGAGTGACATACCCGTAAAATGCCGATCATTGACAGCGATCCTGCACCGATCAAAGCCCAACCGGTCGTTGTCGTTCTCGGCCCCACCGGAAGCACCGGCCCTGCCGGCGGACCGACGGGGCCAACGGGTCCAATTGGTATTTCAATTGCTGGTCCGACGGGATCGATGGGGTTATCGATTACTGGAGCTACTGGGCCGACAGGATCGAGTGTTGTTACTGGACCGACCGGACCGACAGGCAAAACTGGACCGCCGGGATCAATTGGGCCATCGGTCACTGGAGGCACTGGGCCGACAGGAGCTGGTGCTTTCACGGGACCGACCGGTCAAATGGGGCCGGCAGGCGCAGCCGCAAATACGGGAGCGACGGGACCTGTAGGACCTACTGGAACGACCGGTAGTACCGGAAGTGCTGGATCAGCTGCAAACACAGGAGCAACGGGTCCGACAGGTCCGACTGGCAGTGCTGGCGCTGCAGGTTTAACTGGGCCGACAGGTGCGACACCGACAAATGCATTGTTGCTCGGTGCGACAGGGCAAAATTTATCCGGTGGTGTGTATTCGACGTCTTATGGTTATGCCACGGGCAATATCACGATTGATTTCGCGTTCAATCCGATGCAGTACGTCACTAACAATGCAGCATTCATCATCACTGCTCCGTCGCATGATGGTAGTTGCATTTTGATGATTACCAACGGTGCCAGTGCTGGTGCGATTACGTTTTCAGGTTGGACGGTGGGAAGCAATGTTGGTGACGCATTTACGACGACAAATGGAAATAAGTTTTCATTAATGATGTGGCGGGTCAACGGCGTTGCATCTTACACTGTGAAGGCTTTGCAATGACGGTGACAACTTGGAATTCGTCCGATAAGTCAGCCAATGTTTCATTGAGCGGTGGAAATCTAGTGGCTACGGCTACAACCAGTGCAGCAGGTGGGGTACGGGGAACGGCCTTAGTCAATTCGGGTAAAGCGTATTTTGAGACAACGATTACTTATTCAAGTATTACCGACAATTTTGTTGGTGTTGCGACTTTGGCAAAAAGTCTAGTGACGACTGGGGCGGGGGCTGCCTGGGTCGATGTCTTTGGTGGCTGGATGTACATCAATAGCGGCGCGAATTCGGGAAACATTGGTAATTTCAATTCAGGTGATGTGCTGTGTACCGCGCTTGATTTGACCAATCAAAGAATTTGGTTTCGGCGTAATAACGGCACTTGGAATAATTCGGGCACGGCTGATCCTTCGAGCAATGTCGGCGGTTTTGACGTATCGGCTTTGTTTACCGGCATTGCGGCTTATCCACATGCCATGTTCTCAGCAACTGGAATGACGGATACAGCCAATTTCGGTGCGACTGCTTTTGCGCAGACGATGCCAAGCGGATACTCGAATTGGAATGCGCTTGCTGTTGTGCCTACTGTTGCTGTTTTTGCAATTCACGCATTTCCTTAGAGGGTGAGGGTGCGATGTTCACACAATCAAACACTCCGGCTCCGATCGCAGCCCAGCCTGTTGTTGTGGTCGGTGGCCCGACCGGGCCTTCAGGCGGGCCAACTGGACCAACTGGATCGATGGGAGCGGCTGCGCCAACGGGACCGACGGGCCGTACCGGACCGACGGGGATAACTGGACCGACGGGTTTGATAGGGCCGACCGGCATCGGTGCGTTCACCGGACCGACCGGATATACCGGTCCGCCGGGTTCATTGGGTGCGATTGGTCCGACGGGTTGGACGGGTTATACGGGAATGACCGGTCCGCAAGGAGATTTGAGTAATCTGCTTTCGGCTTACACGGCTTCTTCGACGACGCCATTAACAGGCATCGGCACGACCCAGACTGCATTTGGCGTTGGCATGACCTATACGCCGAGCACGACGGGCAGGATGATGATTATCGCTTCCGGCACGGCGCAGCAGACGAGTGCTAGCAATATGACCAATGTGTTTGGTCGCTATGGTACTGGCACGCCGCCGACATCAGGAGCGACAGCAGGTTTGGGCAGTCAATTTGGTTTGACGCAGCACATCGGTGGGTCGGCTACCGGTGGTGATTGGATTGGTTTTGTGGTCGAGGCCATTATTAGTATGACCATTGGTACGACGTATTGGTTTGATATTGCAATCAGTGGAACGGGTGGTACCGGTGCTGGTGTTCGTGACATTCAGATACTGATGGTTG